CGTCGTGACGCCCTTGGCTAATACCACGCCCATCACCGAGGGCGGCAGCGGACTGTATATCTTCCCGCGGCGTGTCGCCTGGGTCACCCCGCCGCAGTTCCCTATGGCCATGCGGGACATCCTCGACGTCATCCCGCTCGACGGCACTAATGCCGTGGAATACGTGAAGGAAACCTGGACCGCCGCGCCGGATTATCAGGTGACGGAAGGCACGCGCAAAGCGCAGTCGAGCATTTCCTGGACGGATGCGACCGACATGGTACGCACCATCGCGCATTTCACCAAAGTTTCGCGGCAGATGCTGGCGGACGTGCCGAGCGTGCAAAGCTCTATCGATACCATGCTCACCTACACGCTCCGGTACAAGGAAGATCTCGAAATCCTGTTCGGCGACAACAGCGCCGGGCACTTGAACGGGATCATGACGCAGGCAACGGCTTATGCCATCCCTCCCGGCTTAGGCACGATGGCGGGGGCGACCAATATCGACACCTTGGCGGCGGCTGCGCTGCAGGTTGCTAATAACGGCTTCCGGCCGACCAATTTCGTGATGAACCCGACTGACTGGGTCGCGATGAATTTACTCAAGACCACTTACGGTTCGTATATTCTGGGTGGCCCGGCTTCGATGGCTACGCCCACTCTGTGGAATTTGCCGGTGACGACCAGTTATCACATGACCTCGCTTAACTATCTGGTCGGCTCGTTCCCGGGCAATGCCGCATTATTCGACCGCGAGACGCTGATGATTGAAATCAGTTTTGAAAACGAAGACGATTTCGTCAACAACATGGCGACCATCCGCTGCGAAGAGCGCGTCGCGCTGGCCGTCTACCGCCCGCTTGCTTTTGTGAAAGGTCTGGTTGTCGCGCCGGCCATAGCCGGGACGGAAGAGGCGCCGCCGGCTGAGAAACATAACAAGAGAGGCTAATCCCGTGCAGGTTCAGGCCCTCAAAGATCAGTTTATTTACGGCCGGCCGGTAAAGGCAGGGCAGGTGCTTCAAATCGGCAAACGGCACGCCGAGAAACTGATCCGCGAGGGCCTGGTGAAACCACACGAGCCGCTTGAGAAACAGATCGAAACCAAGGAGATGCCGCCATGGAATTGATGCTTCAGTTAGTTGTCGCGTTAATCATCGTGGGCCTGATCGTGTGGCTGGTGCAGCAATATCTGCCGGTCCCGGTGCTGTTCAAGCAACTCATCATCGTGGTGGTCGTGGTGGCCCTGATCATCTTCCTGCTGCGACTATTCGGCATGCTGCACGCATGAACGGCGACGGGGATCTCGACAATACGCCGCAGCCGCTCGCCAACGAGCAGGTGAGCGCGGACTATCCGCCCGGCAATCAGCAGTCGGTGGGCTTCTCAGACCGCGACAATTTTGTCAACGATATGGTCACGATCCTTACGGGTGACGCCGGCGGCGCGCTCGATACGACGCCCATCGATCCCTCCACCATCGTTGTGCCTATTTCGCCTTCGGCAGCGGGGCGCACGCCGGTCTTGACGCTCGCTCAGATTAAATTGTGGCTGCGCATTGAGTCCTCGCAGACCGACGAGGATGCGCAGCTAGTGATGATGGAATGCGCTGCGCGGCTGTATGTCGAAACCTACATCCGCCGCCAGCTTGACCCGGATGCGCTCGACGATCAGGGCCAGCCGCTCGGCATCGGGGAAAACATTCAGCAGGCCATGCTGCTGCTGATCGCGGAATGGTACCTGCACCGCGAACTGATGGTTTCGGGACGCCTGGCCGAGGTGCCCTATGCCTTCGCTGCGCTGCTTTCGACCCAGCGTGATTATCCAGGAATGTATTGATGCCGCAAGACCACGAAATCGAGGCCGGTTTACTCAACCAGCGGGTCATGCTGCTGGCGCCCGTCTATAACGCCGACGGGGACGAGATCCAAAGCTGGCAGACGGTCGAAAAGGTCTGGGCGGCCGTCGAGCCCGCAGGCGGTGCGCAGCTGGCACTCGCCAATCAGGACATCTCGGAATTGCCGGTCCAGGTGCGCATCCGCTTCCGCCGCGACATCGACGCGCGCTGGCGCATTCAGGACGGCCCGCATACATACGAAGTGCAGGCCATAGCGGATGTGAGCCGCCGCCAGGCCACGCTGGCGCTCAATTGCCGGGAGGTGGTCTAAGTGGCGCGCGGCACGCGCATCCAGTGGACCGGCGTCCAGGAGCTCAAAAAGATGCTCGAGAAGGTGGGCGACCAGTTGGACGACCGCACGCCAGAAGTAAAAGACATTATTCTGAGGCCGGCCCAGGCCACGGTCGAGCGCGCGCGCATGCTTGCACCTATGAAAACCGGCCTTCTGCGCGCCTCGATCTATGCCACCAAAGGCGGCAACCGCCAGCGCGGCGTGCTGATGGGCGTGCGCAAGAGCAAGAACAAAGCCTGGTATGCGCGGTTTGTCGAATTCGGCACCGTCAAGATGGCGGCGCACCCGTTTTTCCGGCCCGCCGTGCTGGGGATGCTCGTTTCGTTTGTAAACGATATTGCGCCCGACATCCGGGCGCTGGTCGAAAAGACTGCCCGAGAAAACGCCTACCACCCACCCGGCTAAATGGAAATCTTCGAGCAAGCCCTGCGCGCGTTTTTAATAAACGTGAACGTCACCGGCTCGCGCGTATTTTTGATGCAGGCCCCGCAAAATCCGGCGCCGCAGGCTGCGCTGCCGTTTCTGGTGTTTTTCCCCATCGCCGCCTTTCCCTATCATTCCCATCTGGGGCCGCTTCAGGTCGTTGAGCGCGAATATCAGATCTCAATCTTCGATAAATCACAGTCGACGGCCCTGGCCATCGCCGATACCATCCGCGGCGCTCTAGACGGATTCCAGGGCGACGTGCTCGCGCCCTGGCGCATCGATGCCGCGCTCTACCAGACCCAGACCTGGCTGAGAGAAGAGCAGACCCAGATCTTTCATGTGGTGCAGGACTACCGGATACAGTTCCGGCAACTCGTGCCACTGGTGAAACAACCATCCGCAGTACCAACCGCAGTTCACCCCGCAGTAACCCTTGAAAGGAGTTCGTAGTCTATGGCAACCGCAACTATTTCAGGCTTCGCCGCATTCGGAACCGAGATCCAGGTCGACAGCGGCACCACCACGCCGTCTTTCGTTACCATCGAAGGCGTGGGCGACATCACCGGTCCCAGTTCAGCGATGGGCGAGGCCGAGATCACTTCGCATTCGACCGGCATCCCGGTGCGTCAATTCCTGCCCACGCTGGCAGATCCCGGCGAGCTTTCGTTTCCCTGCTTCTGGGACCCTTCCGATCCCACCCAGGGCACCTCCACGCCTTATGGCCTCGAGACCATGTTCTGGGCCAAAACCATCGGCACATTCCGGCAGGTGTATCCCGATCCTGGGATGACGGCCTATGAATTCTCGGGCTATGTAAAACAGTTGGCCGAGACTGCGCCCATCAGCGGCATCGCCACACGTACCACTGTTATCCGCATCATCGGGCAGCGTCAGCTGGTTACCCTTCCCTTGGGCGCGGCCATGCGTCCGGTATCGGCTTATGTCGGTGCCCAGGGTGGCAGCCGCAATGTGCTCGTGAAAGCGCCTATGGATAAGCAGTGGAAAGCCCAACCCGATCAGGACTGGCTGAAGGCCCCGAAGGATAGCTATACGGGCGGCGGCGCGGTGGCCTTCAACATTGCACCCAACACGACCGGCAAAGCCCGCCATGGGATCATCTCTATCCCTGAGCTGGAATTAAAATTTCAGGTTCAGCAGGCGGCATAAAATGGCATTTCAAAAACCTGAGCCGGGCCAACTGGTGACCGTCGAGATCGCCGGCCGGCTCTTTCAACTCGAATACAAACTGGGCGCCCTCAAAGGCATCGAGCGCGCCACCGGCCTGTCACTCTTCAAGCCCGGCACAGATCAGCAATTCTATAGTGTCTCCGTGCTCGGCCCGGTCCTGCTGGTGGGCTTGCAGGCGGTAAAGACCAACCCTCCGGTTACCGGCGAATGGCTCGATGAGAACGTATCCTTCGGCGATCTTCTGGATCTGGTGCCGGCGGTGCTTTATGCGATCTACAACAAAGACCCGGAAGCCCAAAACCCTCCCACGCCAGAGGCGGCACCAGCGACGGCGGCCATCAATTAACCTGGCTGTCGCTGTGGGCGATAGGCCGTTATGATCTGGGCCTGTCCGAGCGCGACTTCTGGCGGCTCACTTTAGAACAATTCCACGCTTTAAATGAGCGTCACACCGAGCGGCAGGACTTGCTCGAGTATTATGCGACGCTCCCGGCCTGGGCCACATTCACCGTGCATCGCAAAAGCGACGACAAGATGCTTATGCCGCAGGATCTAATGCTGCTGCGCAAAAGCCGGCTGGAATCGGAACCGCAACAAAAAGCGCCGTCCCCGCGGTATAAGCAACCGGGCGAGCGGCCGCCGCTTACTGGTCCCACTGTCGACCCGGCGCTGCTCGCGCCGCCGAGAAAGGCAAATCTATGGCCGATGCCGGTGAATTAAAAGCCAGAGCGACACTCGATAATGCGGAATTTTTATCCGCGCTCAAAGACCTGGGCGACAAGATCGCCGCCGGGACTGAGGTTGCTTCCAAAGGTTTTGAGAAGGTAAGCCAGGGCGTCGAGAAGGCGGGAAGCGCAGCCAAAGAGGCCAGTTCCGGTCTCGAAGCCTTTACGGAAGGCCTGAAGAAGGCCGCCGAATACGCCGGATTCACCATCGGCGTCGAGAAGGCCCTCGAACTGGTGAAGGAATTCGCTTCCGAATGCGTCGAGGCGGCCAATGAAGTCCAGTTCCTCACCGTCAGCCTGACCGCGCTTACCGGCAGCGCCGCTTCGGCCACCGGGATTCTGAGTCATGCGGCGGAAGTCGCTTCAGAGACTACCGCTTCGTTCATGGATCTGGCGAAGGCCGCTCAATCCATGGCCGCACTGGGTATCGGGACCGGCACCATCAACGATGCGCTCAAGAGCATGGCGCAATGGTCCGAGCTATCCGGCAAGAGCCTGGATACGCTCACCGGTGCTCTGGAACGCATCTATGTGACCGGGGAGGTTTCCAAGCGCCAGCTGGTCGCTCTCGGCGTAAGCGCCGAGGATATGGCCAAGGTGTTAGGCGTTTCGGCGGATCAGGTCACTTCCACCATCAAAAACATGGGCGCGGAGAATTCCGCCACGCTGGACGCCTTTTCGTTGGCGGTGAAGGAAAAGGTCGGCGAGGCCGCCGAGAAAGCGGCCGACACTAATCTGGTCGCCATCAACAAAATGAAGACGGCGTGGCATGAATTCGTTGTCGCCATAGGCACGGAGACGACTGCGCTGCTTGGTAAGACCAGCGGTGTAATGTCTCAAATTTTAGAGATCGCCACAGCCGCAGCCAAGCAAAACGCCTTTCTCGCGGATACGTTTCTGATATTGACGGGAAACCTGGGCGGCGCTGTGGACATGATGAGCCAGTATGTGGCGTCCGGCCGACTGGGCATGCAGGAGCAGGAAAAGCTGGGCCACACCATGCGCTCTGCGACCCAAGATGCCGAAAACCAGACCAAAGCCATTCAAGAGCAGGTGAAGGCCGCTAACGCCAAGGCCGCTGCGGATGCCGCGGCTGCAGCCGATGCAGAAAGAATCAGGAGACTCGGAGTTTCGACGATTGCGCAATTGAAAGAACTGGGCGCCTTCGGCGAAACCGCCGATCCCTTCAAGGCGCTCAATGATTCCGCACAGAAAATGTTCGATACCTTCCTGCGCGGGTTCCAGGGCATGGACGAGGCCTGGAATGAAGCGGCCGCGGGCATCAACGTCGATAAGCTCTACAACGACCTTAAAAAGCTCCAGGCGGAATTAGAGCAGAATGGCCAGGCGGGCTCGCTTGCGTATATCCAGGTGGGTGATGCGCTGCGGACTGTAGAGAAATATCTGTCTGAAAACCTGCCGGCGGCCTCGCAAAAACTAACTGACGATATCGATAAACACACCGCGCAAATTATCAGTGACTTTGAGCAGGTCGCAAATAAAATCAACGCCACCACCCAACCGCTGGGCGCAGTCACCGCCGAAATGCAAAGGCTGGAGGACCAAACTGAGAAGAACCGCGACCATTACGACAATCTGCGGGACGCAGTGATCAATCTCTCCAACCTGGGCAAACTTACCGGCGATGATCTCGCTGAAGCCATGAAAAAGGTGATTGAGGCCGCTAAACAGGCGGGCGTCGATACTAGCCAGTTGACTCTGCACATCATTGAACTGGGCCAGGCGGGCAAGCTCACCGGAGAAGAACTGGAAGCATTGCTCAAAGCGCTGCAAGACAATACGGAAAAAACCGTTCCGCACGTTAAGAACCTCACCAATACATGGGTTGAGATGGGCAAGCAAATCAAGAACGCCATTGGAAACGATTTATCCAGAGCGTTAAGCGACGTGATTTTTCAGACCGGCAAGATGAGCGACGCCTTCAAGAGGATGGGCCAGGATATCGTCGACACTATCCTCAACACGATCATCAAACTCGGCATCGACGCACTCATAAAAAAGCTCAATATCTTCAGCTCGATCTCAACTGGCGGCGGTGGAGGGGGAGTAAGCGGCGGTGGTGGCGGTATCGGTGGCGGCGTAGGCGGCGCGGTCATGAGCGGAGCAATGGGCTGGATCAGCGTCGGCGCCGGCGTGGTAAGCGCGGTCTCCGGCGTCATCTCCAATTTTCAGATGGCGCGGCAGGAAAACACGCTGAACGCCATCGAGCTGAACACGCGGCAGACCGCCATGTGGATCGGTGGCCTCGGTGGTGGTGGCTTGCAGGACTGGGCGCATATCATCGCCGTCAACACGACGTCGCTGAAGTCCATTGACACCTGGATTCACGACTCCTGGGTCGAGCTGCTCGACAATACCTCGTATTTGAAAAAAGGCGGCGCCGCAGGTGCCGCTGGCGGCGGTGTGGTCATCAACGACGCCTTCAATCGGCAAAATCAGAAGGCCCTGTCGTCTTACGATCAGC